TGAGTTAGTTCTTCTACAACAAAAAATCTACCACGTTGCTTCATCAAGTCCATTAGGGGAGACATAACAGCTTGTTTGGAGATACCACGCTCTATGCCTACACTAATGGGCCTGTAGTCCCGTACAGCCTCAAAAATCTTCCTAGCTGTCTCCGCTAAGTCCCAGCGACCATGTATGATGTTCTCTAGGTGCCATCCATTCTCATTTACTTTTACAACAGCAATAGCTGATTCATCCAGCTTAGAGTTTTTAGTTCTCTTTTTACTTACATCCTCAAAGCCAGCTAAGTCAATGCTTATGTAGTAGTCACCTATTTCTGGTGTCTCACCAAACTTAACCCAATCCTCTTTAAACATCTCTGAGCCTCTAGCTTCAAAGGATGCCATAAACTCTTGACGGAAGGCATAGGATGACATAGACTTTTTAGCTAGGTCAATCTCCTCTGGGTCTAGTAGCTCATTGTCATAGCTTGTAAAGTGCCATGAAGTATAGGACTCATCGTCCTCTAGCTCTGCATACTTGTACAAATCATAGAAGTGATTACGACCCATAGGTGTACCAATAAACAATGCACCTCCCTTTTGGTCAGCCAAGGCAGGTCTGAGGATCTGCTCAAATACCTCTGGCTTCATGTCAGCGTACTCGTCCATCACTAGGAACTTTAGTGACACACCTCGCATAGTCTCAGGTCTGTCGGCACCTTTGAGGCTGATGGTTGCACCGTTGACCAGCTTAATCTGTAGGTTGTTTATGTGTGCGTTAGTTACAATAGGGTGCGCCAACTCCAATAGTGTTTGCCACATGATGTCTCTGGCCTGTCCCTGTGTTGGAGCTACATAGAACACATGGCCTTTGTCTGCCTGTAGAGCATTTACAATCAACATCCATGCTGCTAGTCTGGACTTACCTGTACGTCTACCAGCAGCTACAATCTTAAATCTAGTACTGTCAGCCCAGACCTTCTTCTGCCAGTCAAGCAGTTGTATGTTTAGTTCAGTCATAGAACCATTTGACCACTAGCTCATCTAAATCTTTTTCTTCAGCACACTCATACTCAGTATCTAAATCAGGATCTCCATCCCAGTTTAGATCTTCTTGTTGTGCTAAGGTCTTTAGGTATTCTTTGTTAGTACTCACTAACTATATGTCCACATTACTGGTGTATCTGTAGCCCTAATGTCTACATGCACAAAGCCTCCGGCTACACCAATACCAGTAAAGCCTAACTTAATAGCATTCTTTACTATAGTATACCTTTGTAGACCAGAGGATACAGCTATGTCCGCAGCTATACCTTGTGCATGTGTACCGGGTTGTTTTTTACCTAACTCAATAGGATGGTCAGGGGATCTATAGCCACTTGTGATTACAAAAGGGAAACCACAGTGTTCTCTAAGCTCATCTAAAGCAAAGATTAATTCATCTTCTATTTCATTCTCGCCTGTGGCTTGACACACAAACTCATCCCTACTGAAGTATTTAAACATCTTTATATTCTCCTTCAATAGGTTCATTAGGTGTAACATCAGTTTCCACAGTACCTGCACCTATACCTGAGATGGTTATAGACACCGCTGATCTACCTCCAGCACTATCCTTCTCAAAGTAACTTAAGGGTAGCATCCTATCCATAACTAACTTCCAAGCTGCTGCTTGATTTTTATGTTCATCGTCTAAAGCAGCATCGAAGATAGCATCAAGAACTTTACGAGACTTAGGTGAAGCTAACATTCTAGCTTTATATTCATTTATTATTGTTGCGTCACCTTTAGGTCTACCTACCTTACCTCTGCCTCCTCTAGCTCTTGAGGATACATCAGTTTTCTTAGGTCTACCTCTTTTTCTTTTAGGTTGATCGTTATCATCCATAATGTATTTTGCCTTAGTTTCTCTTAAGAATACTTAACTATTATAGCATATTTTTTATCATTTGTCAAGTCCTTTCTTGTGTTAATTTAAAGGGCTGGATTATTCTTTAGTATTCAAGGAGTTAGCTTTGTTAGTGGATACTTACATTTCTTTAGTTTTCTTAATTTTACCTTTGATGTGCCTAAGTGCCAACTACAATAAAAAGTAGCACACGCGCAGACCCCCCGCCCTTTTGTACATGAGCCGCCCTCAAGTAAACATGAGCAGAATTCATGTAGACTTGGCACGTCTCTTGCATGCTCAAGTTTACCCAAGGATATGCAAGAAGCATGCCAAAGTGTGAGGATCGCTTAAGTACCCTTTGGCATACATTGGCACACATCTTGCATGGTCATCCTAAGTTTTTATGCGTATAAAGGAAGCACTCAAAACAGGTTAGAATGTCCAGCTTGTGTCTAACTTAAGCACTGGAAAAATTACAATTGTAAGCGCTTGGCCCTTGCACTCCGCCTCAAAATCCTTAATCTACACACATCGGCGGCCACGGAGGCACCGACACTGTACAGACATACAGTACAATCAAAAACATAGGGATATACAAAATGAAACTGAATAAAGCAATTGCAAATGAGATCATGACAGTCGAGCAAGCTAAGGCATCACGCGAACTGGTACGCAAGATGATCGCCAACGAAACGAAAGCCAAAATCCAAATGGCTGAATTGTTCGAGATCTTCAAGCCAGCGATTCACGGCCACGATGAGGCTCAGTTCAAGGCATTTCAGACGGCTTTCGTTAATGCGGCGGGGTTCAAGAATGCTAGCGAGATGAGCAAGCAAGAGGGATGTACGCGTATTGGTGTCACATTGTCGGAGTTTAAGAAATACTGTAAAGACTTCACGGGATCGCCTGAGTGCTACGTTGACATGGTGGCCGAGATCAAGGCAGCGCGTGAAGCGACCAAAGCCGAGAAAAAGCCGAGCAAGGCAGGTGGATCAGGTGAAGGTGAAGAGGAATCAACCGATACTGGTGCGCCTAGCGGCCTAGTGGATCCGGTATTGATTGAGTTTTTCAACAAGGCGGCCATGGCATCACCCGAGGCACAAGCGCAGATTGCCAAGCAATTGCTGGCAGCGCTTAAGTAGACTTGAGAACCAATAGCCTGCTAGAATGCTCTGGCAGGCTTAGAATTTACAATTGTAAAAAATGAGGATGAAAAAATGCTGATGAGTAGAAAACAGATGAATACGGTTATTAATATGCAACCGGCCAAAAAGAATCAGGCATTGACTAGGAAATACCTATGTGAGAACCTGTACTCAATCGAGGGAACGTTCGACGCACTACGGGAAATGACCGACAACGACCGTAGAATCTTGAGCAAAGTGATTGAGATTGTGGAAAAGGAAAAGGAATTGCAATCATGAGTAGCATGAGAGATTTTGCGCCACACAAGCGCGACGATAAACCCGTGCGGCGACACAATGGGGTGTTACCAGCGATCCTAGGCGGAACCATTGTCATGGCTATGTGGCTTGGCTTGGTATATATGTTCGTGCTAGAATTGACAGCATAAGTTTACAATTGTAAAAAACTAGGGATAGAAAAATGTCAGGATTCAGAAAACACAATGTGCTCATCAATGAGTACGCGCAGCAATCATCGGGTAACCTTCAGGACATGGTCATGATGGTAGTGCTATCAATACAACAGCCATGGTATAAAGTGGGCGAGCAGATGATTGACTATAGAAAACTTGGGCCAGACTCCAGGTTTGTGTGGGGTAATAAACTCAAGACTTACAGATGGTTGCGTGCAAATGTTAAACCATTATATGATGATGCCATGCAAGCGATTGCAGAGCACAAGGGCCGAGAGTTAGACTTGCAACTGATGGATATATTCCTGCGAGTCGAGGGCCTTGGGTTAGCTAAGGCAGGCTTTTGTTGCCAACTGTTTGCTGGTAGAGTAGGATGTATCGACGTTCACAATCTCCGGCGGCTTTCGATACCTGAGTCTGTGCTGACATTCAGTAAGAAAGTGCAGCCAGCGACTAGGCATAAAAAGATTGTGGCTTATGTGGACGCATGCCGCCAGCGTAGGTGCTCATGGCTATGGGATAGCTGGTGCGATCTAATCGCCAAGAAGCAGCCCAAGCACTGGGTTGACGGCGAGCAAGTGTCTCAGGTACACTATGACTATCTAACGGCAAGGTAATCCCTAGCCACCTGAGTATGTGGATAAACTGCTCACCCATAAGAATTTACAATTGTAAAAAAACGAGGATGGCTAATGAACTTTCACAATGTAAAAAAAGTAACTATGACTGAGCGTAGGCTTGACGATGGTACTACTTGGACTAATCTTAAGATCAGGCACGGCGCACACTTTGAAATTGACAGGGATGCTAGGCAGAGGATAGCTGAGCGCCTAGGCATAGACAGAAAGATTGTGCGTGAAGTAATACGTGATCTAAACTGGCATCGAGAGGGTGACATAGTAGAGGAGATTACATTCTTTCATGAT